AGACTAGTATCTGTATGGAATACTAAGGTGTAATTGAACCGATAGCTTTTGCGTTAAGTACGCAAGTTGTGCCCGTAAAGGTTACATACCCTCTTTTACCACCTCCACCGATGTCGTCAAGATCAACCGCAGTTACTCCGTCCATAACTTTCAATGAAACGGTGTCATCTCCGGGAAGCAAGAACGCACTTTTTGGAACTAGTGTACTCGGATTGGCTCGGGTTCTTTGAAGAAAAAGAGCCGGGATCACTTGTACGGTTCCGTAATCGCTCTTGTACTCTACGACTGACAACGATATGGAAGCTCCTCCGCTAACTTGTTGGTTAAAACGAGTGGCTCCTGAGTTAGTACGAGTGAAATCAGATATCGCATTGATGATATCCGGACCAGCAAACAATCTGTAATTGGCTTTAATGCCTGATGCTTCGTAAACTTTTTGAAGCATATTACGGAAGTTTGCACTACCGGAGTTCTCAAGGAGTGTATTGCCTCCCATTACGATACGACTTCCGGTTACGGGTCGGTAATTAGCAGAAGCACTATTGAGTCCCGATGAATGCCAAATTGTACCGGCTCCGTTACCGGGGTTTGACCATGCACCAAGACCGGCTGAGATATCGCCCAATGTAGAAGTAGCAGATGCACCGGTTTCATTAGAACCGATCATCACTTCGATGCTTCTCTTGAGTTCCAAAGTAGCCTTTGCTTTTGCTTCAGCATATGGTGAGGCCAATCCGGCGATAGCGATACGCTCCGCTAATGGTGATACGGTGAACCCTGAACGAAGTTGTTGGATTCTGTTTCCCGCACGGACTTTATTATTAAATTTAAACTCAAAGTCACCATTTCCGGTTGAGCCGGGTGAACCCGTTGAATTTACGGGAGTTCCTCCAACAAACTGAAGGTCAGTACCGTCAAGTACGGGTTGAATATTAGGTGCCCCAAGGTCATCGATATTCCACTCCGTAAGCAATGCATTAGGTGCACTACTTTGCGGTAGTAAAGAATATAATGGTGTTTCTTGTGGCTCAACTCGTTTGAGTTGGTCAGATAGGTCTTCTCTAGCCCCACGGGCTGATGTCATGTTGTAAGCTGTTGCTTGTGCCATTTTAATTTTCCTCCTTGTTATCTAAGAATTGACTGAATGTTTGTATATCGATGTTTCCATTTCCAAGGATAGAGGTTCTATCTTTCTTTTTAGCCGGCCGAGGTGCGGTGTTTGGTGCCATGGCTTTAGGTGGTTGGGCTTTTTTAGGAGCCCTTGCCTTTTTAGCTAGTTGTGCTTTATGCTCAACGGCTAATACTCCCTCTGCCAAATAACCGAAAATCATTTCAGCATTGGCCATACCATGTATAACTTTTAACTCAGGTAAACCTTTACCTCTTTCGTATAAATCTTTGATTGGAGATTCATCATCTTTCAACCATGGAAAATACGAAGGAAGTTGTTCCTTAATATTATGCCTAGTCTCAATAAATTTTTTACGCTCGGGTATCTTAACCGTTAACGCTTCATCGGCTTCCTGAAATAAAGAATTGATTCTATCTGAATCATACTCTTCACCATTGTGCTCGATATATTCTTTACCGAGATTCTGCATAGCAAACTGCTTGGCCTTTACCGCAGTAGCTTTATACTTCTCCAACGCTTCAAGATCGTTGATACCGTCTAAGTCGTTACTAGCTACTGCTTGTTCTTGCCGTTCGCCTTTAAGTGACTCTAGCTCTTCTTTAGTACCTTTGTACTGAGCGGTAAGTCGGCTTACTTGCTTTAAGAGTTTTTTGACGGCCTTGCTTTCAGGTTGCTTTGGACCCTCGTCCTCGGCTTCCATCTCTTCGTCCGCCTCATCCTCGTCTGACTGTAAAAGAACATCCTCTTCCTCTTCAATAGAAACTTCTTCCGTTACCTCGGGCTCTTGTTCCGTTGGCTCCGATTGTTCCGAACTCGGCTCGAACATTTGAGCTAAATCCGCTTGCGTTTCTTTGACTACCTCCGTTTGTGTCGGCTCGGTGGCATCCGCCGTTTCGATTGTATCATCCATTCTACTAAGATTTGTTAAGGGATTAGCATACCCGTACTGCTCAGAATTGAGCCAAGAACATTATTAACACAAAAAAATATTTACTTAGACCGTTTAAATAAAGTCCATGCACCCTCGTATCTTTCGTACTTTCCTTTACTATCAGGTATATCAGGGTAAATCTTTATTGTTTTACTAGGTAACATTTCTCTAGGTATTATGTACCAAGATGTACCATTACGATGAACGGCATACCCCGCAAACATATCAAAATTTTTGTTCACCCTTTTATTTACACCTACGCCAAGGCTAAACATATAACGCTTATGCCCTTTGTCTTGGACACCCTTCGTACCTTTTACCTGAACTCGCCAACTTTTAGCTCCATCCATTACTACTACATCGTAAGGTAACGCATCACCCACGGTATCACATACTGCTAACCCTCTTTTAAGAGCTTCAGTAATGAACAACTGCTCGTAATATACGCCGTCTTCTTTATTAGTGTTCGGCATTTGGGTAGCTAGGCCCACCCAATTCAATAAGTATGGTATCGATCATCTCTATCTTACCCGCCAAGTTGGCTAATGCTTGTGGGTTCTCAATAGTTTCAGGGCGTTTAAACTCATCTAGGGCGTTCTCTCGGGTAGTTGTCAAGTGCGTTAAAACGGTCTTGAACTCGTCTGAACTCTTTAATCTTTGTACTGCGTTTTCTAATGTCATACCATTGAGGTCGGAGGCATATTACCCGGAGGTGTACCTAACCGACCGGTCTGAGCGTTCTTTTGTTGTTGTACTATTTGCTGAAGCTGACCCATATATGTCTTTAACCTAGCCTGAAAACCCTCGTCCTCCTCTAGTCTTTTCTGTACATCTTGAGCCGGGATTTCTTCAGTCCCTTGTAAATAATTTTGAATAACTTGCATCCTGAGTTGAGCATTAGCATTAGGCGGTATGTTAACAACCTGACCCGAAGCAATCTTAGCAATGTCTGCCGAGGTTTCTTCTTCCTCTTTTTGAGTGGCTACTTCTTTAGGTATTAACAACCTAGTCGCTAGATTCGGGTCCATAGACTCTACGAATATTCTAGCAAACTCACCAAAGTCTACTTGCCCACTACGGTCAAACTGAGCTAATACGCTTCCAAGTTTCTCCAACTTCATAGCTTGTTTCTCTTCATCCGCATTTATTGTATTCCAAGTTAGGTCAACATCATAACGGTTACCCGTAGCATCCATTATTATTTCAGCACCGTCTTGGTTATTGGTAACACGAAACCATATCTTGTCATCACCGTAAGCTTTTTGTAAACGCCATACATGACCGATAACTTCTTTCCAACCATGTAGCCATTTGTCTACCATGTCTTGGGTGTATACATTAGCACCTACTGCATCCGCTTCGTCAGTAGGTCTACCCGTAAGTTTGTAACTCTGCATTATCATGCTTTGTTCAACTTCGGTAGATGCGGGATGTGGGCGAGGCGTTTCCATATAACCTACTTCACCACGCCTACGCACCGGAATCTTAGCACCCGGACCGATCATAGCCGGCTGACGGCCTACCATATATTCAAGCGGGGGAACCGTACTTAAACTTGCTTGGTCACGGCGTGAGTCACGCTCGGTTTTAATACCATGCTCGTAGCCACGAAGTAGTTCAGGCCAACCCCTAGAGTCAAATAACCTTTGACTAATACGCTCCCTCGGAAAGGCAACGAAAGGATAATGTGCGGGGTGGGTCTTTATAACCTGATGTACCGCATAAGAATCGTCATCCCCACGCTCGGTAAAACAAGTCATAGACATAACGGGCACACCGTTTTGATCCACCTCTCTACGATAGGCACAAACTATCTCGATTAAACCATCGTAGTTTTGTAACATCTCCACATCTCGGGTAGGGAAAATGTGTGGGTGAGTTTGACGAACGGATGGCTGATCTCCCGTAAATACTTCTATAGCATTGTTTACAAAGCCTTCGTCCCAACCATCTGAATGTATCTTACCTTTTAGTTCTTCGGGAGTGAAGTAATGCAGACAATAGATACTTCGGGCGGATTGTAAATCCATGACATTAGAATCAATTAGTATATCTCGGCCTAGCTCGTATGTCTGCAAATAGGGACGGTTACATATAATCTCGTTTGCCGTTATCTCTACCGACTCGCCGTTGAACGCTTGTTCTATTTTAGTAGGTAAATCGGGATCAGATATGTCAGGCTTATTGTTACGCATTATATCAGAGGCAGTAAGAAAATCACCGCTCTCAACCGCTAAAGTTAAATTAGGGTCACGCATTAGGTCCATCATGGTTAAAGGACGATATACTTTCTGTACTTCCCTTTTCCAATATACACCTAATATACCCATACCTTTTTCTAAGATATGGTTGGCTAGGACTTCTGCCTCTTTGTTAAGCTCATCCATTTGGCTGAACATTAACCACCTTAAAAATTGTGTTACTAAAGATGCTGAAGCTATATCGTTAGACTCTATTGGTGAAGCTAACAAGTTACTTTTCTTTAATGCACTCTTTAGCATAGCAACAGACTGATTTATTAAACCATCTGTATGGAAAACCTCTAAGTCACTAGCATTATCCCAAGGCCATGCATCTTCTCCGTGCTTACGCCCGTCTTCCGATTTGTTGGGCCATAGGTTAAAACGAACATTTCGGTTATCATCCGCCCTCGTTATCCACCAACCGAGATCATCACGAACCCGATTGAAGTCATCCCTTAACTCTACTATGTCGGGTTCTTCCGCAAAGACCCGAGGTTTATGTTCGTATTCACTACTCATGTTAACACTTCCATCGTTTAAGAGCTAATGACTTACGGGTTGGTTTACCGTTGGGTTTCTTCATCGGTCCCTTTACCCCTGACATCCTAGCACAAAAAGAACGCTTCCTCGGTCCACCTCCCGGTTGAGGTGCTTTTAACTTGGAGCCGGTAGCCTTATTATATTTAGCACGACCTTTTGCAGTTAAACCACCCTTTCGGGATTTGTGTACGCCCATCCGTAAGGACACACTCTTTTTCTTCTTAGGCATTTATTTCTTTTTAAACCCACGCTTCATGTGAGCGTAAGCTTTTTTCGATATAGTGGACTTAGATTTAGGTCTACTAATCCCCTTTTTCTTTCGTGCGTTTATATTAGCGTATAGTCCTTTTTTCTTAGGCATCGGGCAAGTATAGCTTTAATTTAGGATTTTTAGACCGGAGCTTGCGTAAAGCTTTAGTTTCTATCTTTTTAATTGCCATAACATCGCAACCACAAAAGTCAGCGATCTCGTCTAAACTATACTGCGGTACCCTACCCGTTTCTTTTTCTATCAAAGAGGCATTGCAACACATATAGTTTAGTAGGGTGTTTATCCTATCCGTCCGTTCCTTTTGGGATTCAGACCAATCGGTATAGGTCATTATTAACTTTATGCACCCTCACCTTACTCCTCGGATTGGGTCTAATATCTACTTTTTTAACGACCCTAACTAACCTACCCGCTACCTCTGCTAGAAACAATCGTTCATTTGGTACAAGTTTAATTACCGTGGCATCCATAACATTACCACCTTCCTCTATTTCTTTCTTAACTCGGTACACCGTATTAAGACTTATACCTAGTTCCTTTGCTATATG